AGGCGTCTGACCACGTTGAGCGTGAGGGCGATGTAGATGCCAGATCGTTTATGTGGCGCGCTGGGTACTACGACATTATTTTAACGGTTGTACAGCTCTGTCATGGGGCTGAGGTTGCTAAAGACAGCGCCCACATGGTGATGAGAATGTACGGCGAAAAATTAGAAGATTATTTAGAGGAGTTTTCATAATGCCACATCCAGCGGTTGCTATGGTAGGCGGGGGGCTTGCTAGTTCAGCTATTCAGTCAAGAGCAGCGAGAAAGGCTGGTCGGGCGCAAGAGCGTTCTGCTGAGATGGGCATTCAAGAGCAGAGGGCTGCAAGATTAGCGACTGAACGGTTAATGGCCCCGTATGTTCAAGCTGGCACTGGGTCGTTAGAGGCGCAGCAAGCGATTCTTGGGTTGTTAGGGCCAGAGGCGCAGCAACAAGCCTACGCCGGGATTGAACAAGGCCCAATGTTCCAGTCTCTGGTTGAGCAGGGCGAGGCTGGAATATTAGCCGGTGCATCCGCAACTGGTGGTTTACGCGGTGGAAACATCCAAGCCGCTCTGGGTCAATTTAGACCCCAGATGCTTCAGAGCATGATTCAGAATCAATATCAAAACCTTGCCGGTTTAACTTCGTTAGGTCAGGCTTCAGCGGCTGGTCAGGCTGGATATGGTCAGCAGACGGCAGGAAACATCGCTAACTTGTACGGTCAGCAGGGTCAGGCTCGGGCTGGTGCTGCGCTGGGTCAGGGCGCGGCCTTTGCTAACTTTGCGAACATGCCAATGCAATTAGCAGGTATGGCGTCTGGCGCCGGAATGAGCATAGGCGATTTCTTAAAATTTTAGAAAGGTAGTTAACAATGGCACAACCATACAACTATTCGTTAAACGTACCAAGTCCGATGCAGGCTTTCGGTCAAGCCTTTAACGTGGGCGCTGCCGGTCAACGGGCTAGGCTTGCTAGAGAAGATCGAGAGGCCGCAATAGCGCAAAGGGAAACAGAAAGGCTTGCGGTTGAAAGTTTTTTTGAAAAGCCACTAGAACAAAGGACATCTGAGGATTATCTACGGTTGGGCATGATCAACCCTCAAATTGCTGAGTTAGCGCAAAGTCAATTTGACGCATTATCAGCGGAAAGGCAGCAGGTAGCCTTCAGGGATGCAACTCAAATCCATACTGCGCTCAGAAATTTTTTGGCAGGCGAAACTGACCCAGAAATTGTTGATCAAATTTTTGCCAGCCGAGTAGAGGCAACTAGAAACGACCCCGGATTAAACAAGATGTGGGTTGACGCTAGAGAGCTTGCAAAGCTTGACCCTGAAGGCGCTGAGGCGATGGTAGGAACAAGAATAGCTACGCTACCCGGCGGTAAAGACTACTTCGCCACGATGAAGACTGTAGGCGAAGAGGCTAGGGCAGCGGCACTACAACCCGGAAAGATTAAAGAGCTTGCAGACAAGGTTAGATTTCAGGAGTTTGAAGGATTTCAAAATCTTGCAGAGGCTGGCGTTGACATTATGGCAATGGTCGCTGATGACTCAGAGATACGCGGACCGTTGCAGCAGATCGCAAAGCGGCAGGGTCAGTTAAACTTAGCAGAGCGCGCTGGCAATGCCCGGGCCGCTGAGAAGCTAGAGCTAGAAATTGCAAACCTGAAAGACGCGGCGCAAGAGAAGGCTCAGACCAAGGTCAACGATGTCAGCAACGCAATGTCTGGCTCAGAAGATTTGATAGGGTTTATTGACAAAATTATAAAGGCTGGTGGCGATCCTAAAGATACAGGATCTGCGCTTCACGAAACGACTGGATCTTACGCTGGGGCATTGCCAACCGTTCAGCAAGCAAATGTTAACTTTGAGGCCATGATCAATACCTTGAAATCCAAGATTTACTTGGACAAGGTCGCGTTGATGCGAGGTACGGGTCCATTGTCCGACCGAGAGGGTGCCAAGTTAGAAACTGCGATGCGTAGTTTAGAGTTAAGGCAAAGTCCCCAAAGGTTTTATGATAATTTGCTTGAGATTCAAAAGTTAGCCGTTGATAACCAAGCTTTGATTAAAGACAAGTATGGTGATATGTCGAAGATACAAGCCGTGGCTTCTGGCGCTCCCAGAACGCCTTTGATGTCTGGCGAAGAAGTATTCATAACCGTTACCACGCAAACAGATTTTGATCAATTACAGTCTGGAGAAAGGTATCGAGGGACTGATGGAAAAATATACAGGAAGCCGTAATGCCTGATCAATTTGGTGGAATCGAAGTAGAAGAAGAGACTGAAGTTTCTGTCGGTATGCGCGATGAATTTGGCGGCATACCCGTAGAAGAAGTTTCTCAAGAGGTTATGACTGAGCAAGTCGTTGGTGACGTTGGTCCTGCCGCAACTCCGCTGATGAGGGGCGATGAAGTTTTTCCGCCCGAGCCTTCTGGCGTTACAGGTGGCACTTTAGAAGAGCAAATGTTTGCCGCCCAGACTGAGACACCGATACTTGACGCATACGGGCGTCCGATCATGCCACCGCCTCCTGAGCCACAAGTTGACCCCGCACTTCAAGACAAGCTAATTGGTGCGGCAGAGGTCTTAATGACCTTGGCTTCAGGCGCTACCGTTGGCGCTGGCGGGATGGTTCGGGGAACCTTAGAGGGTCTTGCTGAACAAATACTTTCCGGTGAGTTTGGTACGCCACAGGCGGCTCAAATGATTCAGGAAAAGGCTATGGGCCGCGCTGGTGAAGCGACTTACATGCCTCGCACAGAGCTAGGGCAAGAATACGTTCAGGAAACCGCAGACGTTTTAGGTCAGTTGCCTGCAATGGCTCCACTCGCGGCTGAGGCCGGTGCGATTCGTGCTGGATTGGCAGGTGCGGCTCAAGCTGCTAGGGCCGGTGGTCCACCCGCTGTTCAAAGAATGGGTGGTCAACTGATTCAAGAAACTGGTCGAGAGGCTATGGACGTAATGGTCCCGCCACCCGTTCGACAAGCAGTACAGCAGGGCGTTATTCAGCCCGTTGCAGCCGCTGCGACAAGGACAATGGAGCCAGTCAGACGAGCTGGTGAGGCTGTAGCCGCTAACATTGAGGCGATGCAGCAGCGCAGAACGCAACAGACTAGAGACACGCTGAAAAGTCAGCCTGACAGCTCAGAGGTTGTTGAGTTCCGACTTGTTAACGACCGGGTGCAGGCAGACCCTCAAGCAACTGAAGCAATCAAACAGGGATTTGATCCAGCGGTTTTGGGGTCAATAAAGGCGTCTAGTAATCTTGATAAGCGTCAGATGCAAAAGATGCTTAACATTTTAAAGCTGGGCAAGAAGCGCGCAGCCTTCGCCGCTAAGAACAGGCCGTCAGGGGTTCTTGGCGACTCAATGATGTCGCGTGTCAATTTCCTGATGAATGTACGAAAAGAAAGCGGTAAACAGGTCGATAGGATTGCCCAGACTCAGCTTAGAGGACAGCCTGTTAATTTTGATCAACCAATGTCACAGTTCATTAGTGACTTGGCTGATATAGGTGTTGCGGTAGAGCGCGGTTCTAATGGCAAATTTAAAGTTAACTTGAAAGGCTCAGACATTGAGGGCGACCGGGCAGGAGCAACCCTGTTAAACCGAGTCCTTGAAAGATTGGGTGACACTGATGTGCCTGATGCTTATGGTGTGCATACGGCTAAAAGGTACATTGATACGCAGGTTGATTACGGTAAAAGACGGGCCAATCCGTTAACGCAGCAGGCCGAGAGGGTTGTTAAAAAGTTACGTCGAAACCTAAACACAGCGTTAGGTGATACGTTCCCTCAGTACCGAGAGGCAAACACCCGGTTCAGCGAATCATTGCAGGCGCTAGACGATATTCAGGAAGCTGTTGGCAAGAAGGTAAACTTTGAAAGCGATCGGGCAGGCGAAGCGTTTGGCACTGCGCTAAGAAAGGTTTTAAGTAACTACGGGTCAAGAAATACAATCATAGACTCGATAGACAGGGTTGAAACGATTGCTAAAAAATACGGCTTACAAATCAAAGATGACTTGATTAATCAGATTATTTTTGTTAACGAAATTGACCGAATGTTCGGCGCAGTAGCCCCGGGATCATTCAAGGGCCAAATCGAGCAGGCATTGCAAAAGGGTTCTGATTTTGCGCGCAGTAGCGCCGCTGAGAAGGCCGTAATGCTTGTTGGCAAGTTAGGCGAGGCCGTTAGAGGCATAAACGAAGAAAACGCCATCAGGGCCATCGAGGAGATCCTCAGAAGGCAGGAACAAGAGCCAACCGGAAGTGAAGTAGCCGAATAATAAAACAATCGATTGAGCAGATAAAAAATCGTAAACTTGGATTAGAGACGCTCTGAAGGAGCCAAAGAATGACCGCAATTAGCATAACACCCGGATACCCCACGTTTGCGGACACTGACGGGTCGCCGTTGAATGATGGCTACGTTTACATTGGGCTAGAGTACCAAGACCCGATCACGGCCCCTACCACCGCGTTTTGGGACAAGGACTTTCGGATTCCTGCTGACCAACCCCTAAGAACGTCAGGCGGCTACGTTGTCCGTGACGGCTCACCCGCGGCGGTTTACACCGGGGCGGCTTACTCCATTCTGGTACAGAACAAGAACCTTGTAACGGTCTACAACGCGCCTAGCGCGGTGATTACGAACGTCACCAACAATGTTGAGGAAATTACGCAGTATCAAGGCGCACACGCCACGGATCCGGTTGCTAGGAATGACGGCACACCGCTACAGGTTGGTGATTTGTACTTCAATACAGTGATTAACGAGCTGAAGGTTTGGACCGGCACCGCATGGGTTCCGTCATCACCCGGCTCGATAACAGTTCAAAACTTCACCGGAACCGGCGCACAGACGGCGTTTAACCTCGCCTCTGCCCCGGTCGCTGAGAACAACACGCAGATATACATCGACGGCGTTTACCAGCAGAAGGACACCTATACGGTTTCTGGTGCCACGATTAACTTCAGCACCGCACCGCCTAACCTCAGCGGGATTGAGGTGGTCACGTTTTCAATTGCATCGCTGGGTACGGTTGACTCGTCCAATGTTAGCTACAACGAGGGCAGTGCTGGCGCGGTCAATACCAGCGTACAGGCCAAGCTGCAAGAGTCAGTATCGGTCAAGGACTTCGGTGCTGTTGGTGATGGGGTTACGGATGATACTGCGGCTATACAAGCGGCATTTGCTGTTGGGAAGAATCAAGTGTATATGCCCGCTGGTGTGTACAAGATAACCTCAACCATTACTATTGCTGACTACTACTCTTTAAAAGGCGCTGGACACACTTCTGAAAATGGAACAGGCGCTAGAGCGGCCACTGTTATATTAAAATCATTTAACGGTGTTGGCTTAATTGTTGGTGGTAACTGTGTTGCATCTGACTTTCAGGTTGAGGGTGATACTGGAAACACTGGTGACGGTATTCAGGTTTTAGGGGGCCGATCTGTTTTAAGAAACATCCAATCAAACAAGCATGGCGGGGATGGCATTAGAATTGGTGACGATAACAATGATGCTATCAATGTAAATCTGTGGCGGCTAGACAATGTAATGTCAATCTACAACACAGGCCACGGTTTATACATTCATCATACAAACAGCCGCCCATCTCCTACATATCCATTAGGTGTACCGGATGTAAATGCTGGAACCGCTACACAATTGGATTTGAGGCAGAATAGTGGTGATGGTCTTAGGATCTACAATGCTATTGATAACAAGTTTTACGGAACGGTAGCCCAAAACAACGGTGGCAACGGCGTTAAATTACTGCAATACGCTCGGGGTCATAACTTTTATGGCTTGTACACTGAGGCAAATTCAACTTCTGAGATGACTATTGACTCTGGTGCTAATCAAAACCTTGTGATTGGAAACAGATTTGTCACCACTAACAGTGGATGGGTAGACAATGGAACGGCTAATTTTATCCTAGAGCATAACGGTAATATCTCTGATGCGTATGCGGTCAATAAAGCTTTAGCTATTAAGAACTTTGCATCTGGTGGTACGCCAGCGTTAGACTTTTATGCTGATACCAATGCTGGACTATCTGCTGCAATCTTTGCTGAAGAATCAGGCACTACAGGCGGAAAATTTACTATTAGAACTAAGCGGGATGGAAATACTGGCGTTGATCGTTTCTCGATAAATCATAATGGCCTTGCTATTTTTCAAAATACTACTGGTAATGGAATCCTTGTTGGCAAAACCGTTATTGATACAACAACTGCTGGCATTCAAATTGGTGATTCTGGTTCTGGCAGCAATACTAGAATAAACATGGTTGGAGCTGGCACATCGGCAGATACCAAATTTTCCTTTTATAACGCCAATGGGCAGGTAGGGAGCATTTCTACCAATGGAACGGCAACCAGTTATTCCGTAAGCTCTGACTATCGTTTAAAAACAAACGTGTCTGAGGTTAACGGTGAAGCCGCATTAGCAAGTGTAATGTCTTGGCCTATCAAAACCTTTGAGTGGATTGCTGATGGCAGTCAAGACATAGGCGTTATTGCTCACGAACTAGAGGCCGTTAAGCCAAAGGCAGTATCGGGAGAAAAGGATGCAATGCGTAATGGCGAGATAGAGCCACAGGGCGTTGACTACAGCAAGCTGGTGCCAGAATTAGTAGCGGCTGTTCAGTATTTAGCCAACCGCGTTAAGCAACTAGAATCTTAGGAGAATAAAATGTTAAAGACAGTCTCATCCGTTGCAAACGCGTTAGGCGCGTTGAATTACAAAGGCACTTGGGACGCAAGCACCAACACTCCGACCCTTGCGTCTGGAGTCGGTACTCAGGGCGATTACTATGTTGTCAGCGTTGCCGGGGCCACAGACCTAGATGGTATTACCAACTGGGGTATAGGCGATTGGGCAGCGTTTAACGGCTCCGTATGGCAGCGTGTTGAAGGTGGTGCGGATGGTAATTTTGTTAATTTAACCGTAACTGGTGAAGCTACCGTTGGGAATATAAAGTCAACTGTTAACACCATTAGCAGTACTGATACCAATGGCCTTATTAATCTTCAGCCTAATGGAACTGGATATGTATTTGTTCGCGCACCATCTAACGGAACTATTGCCAAACTTGGAGACGGAAGTTCTAGAACTTTTTTCATAAAACAAGCAAATGTTGGCGGCTATGACAATGATACCTTAATTATTGAATCTGATTCTGGTGTTGGGCAATTCCAGTGGAAAAATGGTGGTGGTGAGAGGCTTCGCATTAATACTGGTGGAGATGTAAAGCTTGTCACTGGCAACCTAGTAATAGGCACATCTGGCAAAGGCATCGACTTCTCTGCTACCGCTGGCACTGGCACCTCTGAGCTGCTCGATGATTACGAGGAGGGTGTATGGACGCCGACGGCTACCTCACAAACAGGCGCAATAACAACGTATACATCATCTGGAACCTACACCAAAATAGGTCGTAGCGTGACGATTACAGCTGGTGTTGTATTGACAGATGTAGGTACTGCCGCAGGAAAAATGTTTATATCCAGCTTGCCATTTGCACCAGTCGCCACCGCCGTATACCTTGGAGTAGCTAGGGAAGAAGCAATAACTGGCAATAATTGGTACGGACGTTTAGCCACTAGCATTCAGATAAATGGTGCAACCAATAATCCTATTACATGGACAAATTCCTACGAGTATGCAGTTAGCTTGACATACATTACGGCAGTATAAATTTTATTCAAGGGAAATAAACATGGCATTAACTAAAGCAACAAACAATATGATCTCAGGGGCTTTAGTCAATGTGCTTGACTTTGGCGCTACTGGCGATGGTGCTACAGATGACACTGCGGCTATTCATAATGCCATCAGCTCGCTTCCCTCTGGAGGCACTGTTTTCTTTCCAATAGGAATTTATAAGTGTGCGCTTACAATTACGCAGTACAACATAATCCTTAAAGGGGCAGGGAAAAGATCAACTCAAATTTCTAACAATACATCATTAGCTGGAACGTATGCTATTAATGTAGACCTTGGCGCTCAAAATACTACAAAACTACCCATGTCATTTGGGATAGAAGATATGTCAATTACAGGGGATAGGGTCAATAATTACCACGCAATCTATTTAGCCAATGTTAAATCAGGTAGTTTTAGAGGGCTTGAAATTAACGATGTTGGGCATGGTATTTATTTAAGCAATACCTTTGGTGTATCTTTCTCTGATATTTTCTTCAGGCAGTATGGGGTAGGCATTCAAGGAAACTTTTCGTTAACTTCCAACAATCAAACATTTACTGGTATGCACTTCTTTGGTGGCAATACAGATAATAACGCTGTGCCACTTTATACAAATGGCATGAGTGATAGCACGTTCATTAACTGTATATTTGAAGGCTCGGAGCAAATGGCAAGCACTAAGCTGTATGATGGTAGTGGAAATACGTTTATCCAACCCCGATTTGAGTCATGTACTGCAAGATCTAGCACTAATCCGTATTTAATTCTGGGCGGTAATCGCAACAGAATAATTCATCCCCTAGTAACGCAGTTAGGTGTAGAGGCTCTTGCAAGCAAAACTTACCTTGTGCAAATTACAGGAACGAGTTGCGAAGTAGATGGAATAGAAATGGGTGCCGGGATCAGGGTGCTTGAACTTACCGCATCGGCCAATAATTGCAAAGTTAAGTTTAGTACAACAGGACTTAGTAATACCATACTAAAGAATTTATGGGTGGACTACGGAGACAATAATTTAATTAATTGCAACAATAGTGACTTTACTTATGATAATCAAACAACTTGGTCAGAGTTTCCTGTTACTAATTACTTTAGTGAAAGTACCGATATGTCATCTGTTACTACAGACGGCCTAACGCAAGCAACAGTAGTAGGTGCGCCAAGTAGGACAGGCCCATTTGAAGAAGGGTTAATTGAAAAATTTACTTCACCCACTGGCAATAGAAGATGGTATCAAGATGTATTTCCATTAATGGGATCTCCTGCCGCTAATACAGTTATAGGGTGGTCAGTGTTTGTCCGATCACTTACATCAGGTGGCGAAGATGTAGTATTTCAGATGGGCAGGTTAGCTTCGTTAGTAACAGTAGACACTATCAATATCCCAGATACTAAGTTTGTAAGGGTATCCTTGTTTTCAAAGACTGATACATCTGCATATACAGATTTTAATGTGTGTGCTATTGCGGCAGTTGGCGGATCAGGTCTAGAGTTCTATGGTAATCAGGTTATTATTGGGGATAGCCAGTCAGCTGGATTATATGGCGCATTTTATTCGGGTGGGTATGTTCCTACTGAATCAGTTGCGGTTACTGATCTTGGCCCACACTACGCAAGTGATAGGAGACATAAAATAAGTCCTGTAAATGGTACAGGCGTAGCTGGTCAATACATTAAAAAGATCAAGCCTGTTGTCGGCCAACCCAAAGGGTGGTATTGCACAGTTTCAGGAAATGCTGGAACTTGGGTTTCAGAAGGTAATCTTTAATGCCCCTAGCGGGTGGACAGGTGGCACTTTCGCCACGATAAAATAGGAAATAAACATGGCACTTACAGAAGTAACATTGAACGACAAGATCGAAGTAGTACAACTAGCTGCTGGCTATCCAGTAATCCAAGTTCGTACTGCAACGATCATCAAGCGTGATGACGTAGAGATCTCACGCAACTTTCACCGTCGAGTGGTAACACCGGGCGATGATTTTTTGAACGAAGAGCCAGATGTATTGGCAATCGTACAAGCTGTATTTACGGCTGAGTCACAGGCTGCATACGCGGCGGCTCAGGCTGCTGAAGGAGAAGAATAATGGCTAGTAGTTCACAAATCCCATTTGCGCCACTGGGTGACACGATCACCTTTGCGGCGGCAACTCCTACGGCTCCTACCGCGCTACAGGCACCCGTTCACCCCACGACTAACACTAGCGCGGGTCAGTTCAGGATCATCAACGACAGCACCGTCACGGTGTTCTTGGGCGTTGGTTCAACCTCTGCTGATGCGATTGCTAATGCTGGCGCGGTGGCAACCTCGATTCCTTTGCTCCCGGGTACGGACGAGGTTTTGCGGTTTAGTCCTGACGCCTTCTTCACTGGCAAGTCAACCTCTGGTACTGCCACGGTATACATCACGCCCGGTCAAGGGTTGTAGTGAACGAGCAGGACGCTGCTGATCGGGCTGTCAAGAAGGTCTTCGCCATTCTAGGTGTTGACATTGACAAGCCCGAATCCATCGAGGAGTTTCGAGAGGATCTCAGGTTTGGTCGCAAGCTTCGTAAAGCGGCGGACCACGGGACGATGGCGTTCGTCGGTACGGTTGTAGTTGGCCTCTGCGTGGCTGCTTGGGCCGGTATCGGCGCTAAACTGATATCTGACTAAAATGATTGCTGAATTAGCAGCGTTCAATGCCGCCTTCGGGGTTGTCAAAGGCTTCATCGCGAACGGCAGAGAGCTGCACGATTGCTTTGGTCAGATCGGCCAGATGGTCAACGCAAAAGAAGACCTGAAATCACGCCAGCAAAAGAACAAGAAGTCTTTGTTTGCCTCTGATGCCGAAGAATTTATGGCTTTGGAGCAGATAGCTCGGGCAGAGCAGGAGCTGCAAGATTTTATGGTGTATTACGGCAGGGCTGGATTGTGGGACGACTTTATTGTGTTTCAGGCTAAAGCTCGCAAAGCAAGACTAGAGGCTAAGAATGCACACACCCAGAAGATTAACCAGCGAATGCATTATGCTGGACTTGCAGTTAGCTGCGTCTTGGTTGCTGTCGGCCTGTATGCCTGCTTTACTATAATATATGCGATTGTGAGGTAGCTATGCTTGACAAGCTTATAGGGCCAGTTACGAACCTTCTAGACAAGTTTATTGAGGACAAGGACCAGAAGGCACTCCTAGCGCACGAAGTCGCTACAATGGCTAAAAACCACGCTAGAGAACTGTCACGCGAACAGTTGGAGGTGAACAAGGTTGAGGCGGCTCATAAATCTTTGTTTGTATCTGGTTGGCGTCCTGCTGTTGGCTGGGTTTGTGTACTTGGTATGTTTGGAAACTTCATTACCATACCCTTTGCAAACTTTGTACTCGCACTTGCCGGGTCCGAGATTGAAGTGCCCCTGATACCTCTGGAGACCATGATGCCGGTTTTGTTGGGCATGTTGGGCCTTGGAGGGATGCGGACCTTTGAAAAGCATTCAGGGGTTAATCGCAACAAATGAACCTACGATACTTCAAGAATGACCTGTCAGAGTTTGCCTGCAAAGAAACCGGCAACAACCTGATCCAAGAGTCGTTTGTACACGCCCTAGATGACCTCAGAGACGCTTGCGGCTTTCCGTTCGTAATAACGTCAGGGTATCGTGATCAGAGCCACAGCGCCGAAATAAACAAGTCTCAGCCGGGTCAGCACTGCCTCGGGATTGCAGCGGATATTGCGGTTAGCGGTGGAGCGCAGCGGTTTATTATTGTTAAACATGCGCTTGCAATGGGATTTTCAGGGGTGGGCACTGCCAAGACTTTCGTTCACGTTGATTTGCGTGAGACTACCCCGATGCACTGGTCTTATTGAGCGTTTCAAGTATTTGTTCAAGGGTTTCCAAGATCTGCTCTTGGGTCCGCACGATGTCGAGCAACGAATCAATATCCATGTCCCGCTCATCGAGTTCTAGGGTTAGTTTGCTCACAGAATTATTGCTCCGATGACAAACCCAAAACAGAAAATTCCGATGTGATCCCAAGTGGGCTGGTGGTTTCGCAGAATATTTTTAAGTTCGTTCAATGTCACTGGCTGGCTCCTTTTTGTGGAATTGTTGTTTAACAGTTTCACGCAGGTCATTGTGCACCCATATCGTTAGCTGCCTAAAACCCTTTTCGACCATCCGCTCTTTGTAAGCTCTTTGATGGCTATTATTGTCCGGGTGCGTCATAAACTTTAATCCTCCCTGCATGTTACCTGTTGATCCTTCCAGTTTGGCCTGAATCCTGAACAGACATCTTCAACGTACTGGCGTTCCTGACGCAGTGCCTCTTCGTAATCTGCGTTACCGGCCCAACTCACTAGCCAGATGAACAGCAGGGCCACTACCAGCCCCGCAAACCGTTTAACCTTGACCATCACTCGACCCCCTTTAACTTGTCCTGACGGTGGTTCAGAAGGCTCAGAACATCAGGCAGAATCTGCTTGTGATACTCGTCAAGCTTCGGATCCGTTTGCAGAAGCTTTTGGATTGTGATCCAAGCCTCCAATAACTCAACTCTGGTTGGTTCCATATTCTACGCTCCATATTGCCTTACCAATTTGTTCAACCACTTGAGGCACTACCGCATTGCCTAGCTGTTTAAGTCTGTGTGACCTTCTGGGAACCCCATTAGCCACTCGACCCACGTTGGGTTCAACTGACCATCTTCTGGGCTGGTCCTGACCACTTCTTCCAGATTCCCGTGAGAAGTTTCCGATCCCCGGTACCTGTTTTTTGGAGCGCCTTTTGCTGATCCCGAAAGCGGTGTGGGCCACATTTTCACCTGATCTTGTAATCGTATCTGTATCTTGTGACCGCTCGGCCTCGTTGTCTTGCCTTCCAATAATGCTTTCGGAGTCCCGCCCTGATCCGCTGCTGGCGTTCTCCACCATCCGCTGTTCATGCTTGGGGCCATCTGATTCGCTTTCGCTGTTGGCGTGTGCAACAGTCCAGACTCGATCTCGTCTATGGTGAGCATCGACGGCACAAGCTGGAATAACAAACGTCCTTGCGGTGTAGCCCTCTGCTTCCAAGTCAGTGAGCACTTCGTCGAGGCCCATATTGATGTGCCCAGCAACATTTTCTCCAATGACCCAAGTGGGCCTGAGTTCTTGGATAAGCCTAAACATTTCAGGCCAGAGATGGCGGTCATCTTCTGCGCCACGCCGTTGTCCTGCGATGCTGAAGGGTTGGCATGGGTATCCGCCGCAAATAAGTCCGATGTCCTGTATTCCATTGTCGTGGAGCTCCTGCTTGGTCAAAGTTTTAACATCTGAAAATATTGGAACGTCAGGCCAGTTCTTGCGTAACACCTTTTGCGCTTCTTTGTCGTACTCACAAAAGGCTGCGGTCTCAAACCCGGCGGCTTCTAGCCCTAGACTAAACCCGCCTATGCCCGAGAATAAATCAAGAATCTTCATTTGTTTGCCTTGCTGATTAAATTAACAACAATCCTCTCATCTTACCAGTAAGAAAACAATATGTTTTAGCAATTTTTTTTAGCATCAGAAATGGCGCGTTTTACGGTGAGGTAACAGCTACCAAGCCGCGCGCCAATCCGCCTCAGCGACCAGCCCTGATTGTGCTTGTCCAAGCAAGCAGCCTCAAACTCTGCCCGGGTCTCAAAGATGCCAGTGGCTTTGGGCCGCCCCGGCAGGCCAAGCTTTTCTCTGATCTTGTGGATCCGAGGGCGACCCTTTTTCATGGGGAGCGTTGAAGAGGAGTTCATTTAAACAGCCTCTTCCAGAACGGCATCCACTCTTGCTCGTTCATTACGTTCTCAAGCGTGGCCTTGGGCTTGCGAATAGACTTGTGCGCCATCTGCTGTCGGATCCGGTACATCTTGTTGCTGACAGCCTTTTCGTTACGACCAAGCCGCTCTGCCATCTCAGAGATTGGAGTGCTTTGCTCAACCATGTTGAACAAAAGGTTTAGTTCTTTTGCGGTCCAGTGGACTGATGTTTTTCTCATGACGTTTCCTTGCTGTTTCATGTGGAACCTTAAAATGGAATTGAGTCGTCGAACTCGTCGGTTGCTGGCTCTTGAGCTTGTTCAACCCGGGCCTGTTGAAAATCTGGATTGTCGCTCCAGAATATTGTGGCGTTGCCAACGAACGGCATCTTGACCTTCTGGTCCCGCTCGTCCTTGGTGGCCTGCTCTTTGACCCCACCGTTCTTACCGTACTGGTCGGGGTTGCTGTCGATGAAAACCGTTAGGTTGGCGTAGGTGCCCTTAGCGCCTTTGTACAGGCGCGACTTGTCCAACTTGCTTACATCGATTGATAAATTAATGCCGATTGTGCTCATGCTTCTACTCCGTAATGTGAAATTCTAAATTCTGACGTTTTAATCGTCTTTTGTTCGTTCGTGGTAAAACAACCGCCTTTACTTTGAGCGCGCCACAATTGTTCTTGCTCATCTTTTGTCAACTCGTACCAAGCTTCGGATGCGCTGCTAAGGTCATCGTTAGCTATGCCTTCCTTGACAGCGATAATGGTGTCTTTATGTTTCCAGCAAAGTTCTTTGTAAGCGTCAATATCGAGCACCGAATTATCAACCGGCTTCTGCTCAACGGCTTTGACGTTCCCGGCAAGACTGTTTCCGTCATCGTCATTTTGCGCGACATTGGCAAATGCCGACAAAGAATACCGGCGGAGGTAGGTGATAAGACTGCCAGCAGCTTGTGCCGGGTTCTTGGCTGACGGGTCAATAGCCATTGAGACTTGATCTGACATCCACTGACCGGATGTATGGACTAAGGTAGTGGTAACAGCTATCTCACCGTCTGCGCCGGTTGACGGCGCTTGTATGACGGCTATGCCTGCTTCAGTGAAAGCTGGACGGACCACATCGATCACACCGGCGAGGTCCGCGTATTTTGATTTGAAAAAGTCGTTTTTCACAGACTTGGTTGGGTTTTGGATAAGACCTTGGGCAACCACTAATGCAGTTGCCAGTTCGTTGATTTGTTCGCTCATCTTCATGAAATTTCTCCTGTGAATGCGCCTGTTTCTTCCCAATAATCTTCAAAATCTTTTTGAGTTGAATCAAATTTAAACTTAAATTCTTTTGGGATTCCGTCCTTGAAATACCGGTCAATGTACTCGTCAGCGATTGGATCGCCGTGACCAGTTAAGTCATCTAAACCCCATTCTATCCATTGGAAAAATTCAGGATAATCATTGATCAATGTATCCTTAGCAAATTTCAATGCCGCACCTTTAGCCTTCATTTTAGCGAATGGATCAAGGTCGCTTTTTTTAATTGATGGCGATCTTTTGACGGCGTCATAATGGGACCACAATGCGTACCAAGGCTCTTGAGTTTCATCATAGTAATAATGACGGCGGTTTAAAATTAATGGCATGTTGTCAACCTCTTAAATTGCTGGAAACCTAACTTTAAATTAAAATTTAACTGAAGAAAAGCTTTTTTTCAAATTAATTCGGTGCTAGGATCCGCTCAGGAGGTGACAAATATGCAATTACCAATCGAAGTTTACATGCAACGGTTCAACAGCAACATCCGGCGAATTAGCCTTGAGTTGGGTGTTGCGGAGCAGAAGATTCGGAATCGATCAAGAAAAGATGGGTCTGAACTTTTGGTTTCAATCGACGAGGATTTTAAGCTGTTGAAGCTTGAGGTTATTCATCGAGAAGTTTTCGAACGTGCATAAAAAAGCCCCGACGAGGGGGCCTTCTTATGCCCACAAAGGGATGGGCGGAGCGTTATCCAGCAAGGTTAACTATGCCTATTCTAGTTCATCTGCGGACGTAGAGCAACGTACAGTTACTCCTGCATATGCAGACATACCTAGAGTGAGGTCGTAATGTCGAAAAGTAGTCCGTATTTTCCGTTTTATCCGACCGACTGGTTAGACAGTCATCAGATCTTCAATTACACACTTGAGCAGGAAGGTGCCTACATCCGGTTGCTGTCAGCAGCTTGGAAGATGGGCGGCGGATTGCCAGACAATGATCGCTGGATCTGTAATGTTTTGCGGTGCAAGCCATCGCAATGGAAGCGCATAAAAGAAGTTTTATTTGCTGAAGATGGTGCCTTTTACCTTGAGAATGAACAGTGGTTTAACCCGCGTTTGAGCGAAGAACTGAAACTTTTTCGACAAAAATCTCAAAAAAATGTTGAGAACGCGAACAAACGGTGGAACTTACCGGATCAATCTGGACCTAAAAAACCTAATAAAATCAACGAAACGACTAATGCGGTCGCATTGCAGTCGCAATGCCATACAGATACAGATACAGATACAGAAACAGATAAAGAAAAAGTAAACCAAAAAGAAACTACCGCGCGCATAAATGCGCTTGGGGTCGAGATGGATCTTTGGAATGAATTTTTAGGTGTTAGAAAAAAGTTAAAGGCAAACAATTCAAGCCGAGGTGTTAACACTTTGTTGAACCGCATTGAAAAATTAGTTCGGCAAGGTCAAGACGCTACAGGCATGATCGAAGAGGCCAACGCGCAAGGTTGGAAAACAGTTTATTCAGCAAAGGAAGAAAAGCATGAACCCACAGCACTACAACTCGCAACGAACACCGACTGGGCAATCGGATTCATTCAAACTGAACCTGATCAACAAGGTGTTTGGGATGATGAAGGTGACATATCCAAACTTCTTGAGGGACCAAGATGAAACAACCGCCAAGCGGCTTTGGTGGACCCACATCGAGAACATTGACCCGGTCAAGATCGAGAAGGCTCTACGCGACATGGTTGACGAGTATCCGAAGTTTGCTCCGACCGTTGGTGAGTTTAAGAAATTGTGCAGAGGACAGGCGTCTGCTGAGAAGCCGCCTCAAGGTCTGCCGATCTGCCCAAAGTGCAGGTCATATACGATCACTCAGCGCCACCACGATGTCTGTGAGACGGGTTCTGTCCAACCAGAGGTCTTCCCAAGGGTTGAGCCGAAAGAGGCTAGGAAGGCCTTAGCGGAGCTTCTAGGATGGTAGATCGATTTGAAGAAATGCGGCAGGACGTTATTCAGTTTAATCGAAAGCACCCCGATGTTTGGAGGCTGTTCTGCGGATTCACGTTTGACATGATCAACCGGGGTTTTATGAATTACAGTGTCAACGCAATTTTTGAGCGGATCCGATGGGAAATCGATGCCGGTGGCGATGGGGTTACCAGCTTTAAGCTGAACAACAACTACCGAGCATTTTACGCAAGGGCGTTTATGCGGAAGTACCCACAGCACTATGGATTTTTTAGAACCCGGGAGCAGAAGAGTCGGGATCTGGCACCAGTAAATCTGCCAGAACTAATGCCATCACACTTTCATTGAGGTATAATCATGAGCAATATCAGACGTTTACCATTACCAGACCGACTAACCGCAGAGGAGCTTCACATTGTCATCCACAATGCCAGTGAAAAGGACAAGCTTTGGACGTTGTTGAAGCAAGTTGATTTCGATCAGGCGATGGAGGTATCAATCAAGCCAGTCGGCAAAGACCGGTCAACGATGCAGAACCGGATGGTCTGGCAATGGTTTCGTGATGCCGAGAAGCAGGGATCGATGAAAGCTTGGGAGTACCGGAGTTATGCCAAGTTACATTTTGGTGTGCCGATTCTGCGGCGGGATTCGGAGAGCTACAAAGAAAAATACGACCGCATTGTTAAACCTTTGCCTTATCCAGTTAAGCGCGAGCTGATGGTCGAGCCAATGGAATTCCCGGTCAGTTCAGCGTTCAACAAAAAACAAATGGTTGAGTGGTTGGACGCGGTAAGGTTTTGGCTGGAGTCCGAAGGGTTCGTCCTGACCAACACCGATGAGATGTTCGGGTGAGCGACTGGTACATCGAGGATATTCGTTCTGGCCTGATCGACGGGTTTTACAGCGACAAGGATATGGCTGAGAATCAAATGCTCTGGTGCGTTAAAGAATACAAGCGTTGGTTTGTTTTAAAATCAATGCAGCCGCACGAGACCATTGACGACTTTGTATTTTGGAACGAAACCGATGCGGACTGGTACTTGGATTACCTAGAATTATGAAAAATTGCAAAGCCTGCAAGGAACCATTTGAACCCCGGCGACCGATGCAAAAAGTGTGCAGCCTAACCTGTTCGATTGATCTGGTTAACCAAGACAAAGTCAAGAAGGTCAAGGCCGAGACCCGGGAGATGAAGAAACGGGTGCGAGACAAGGATCGAAGTTACTGGGTCAAGAAGGCTCAGGAGGTGTTTAACCAATGGATTCGGCTTCGTGATGACAAACAGCCCTGCATTAGCTGCGGGACTTGGGGGCCATGCCAGTGGCACGCGGGTCACTTTAAGTCAGTTGGAGGCCACCCAGAATTAAGGTTTGAAGAGCTAAACGTACACAAACAATGCGCGCAGTGTAATAATTTCAAATCTGGTAACATCATGGAGTACCGACCCAGACTGGAGTACAGAATTGGGCTGGAAAAACTAGAACGGTTGGATGGGCCTCACCATCCAGTGAAGTACACGATTGACGACCTCAAAGGATTAGTCAAAACGTACCGAGCAAAAATCAAAGAGAGTGAACATGACAACGAAGACAGACAAACAGCAGAAGATTACTGAAGTCCTAACTCAAATGAGAGAAGGCAAGAGCTTGAGACAGGCTTCGCAAATGGCAGGAGTCGCAAGGCAAACCTTTTTGGATTGGGTGGATAAAGATCAAGAATTATCCGGACACTACGCACACGCGAGAGCTGCGATGATCGACAAAATCGCTGATGACATCATGACAATTGCCGATGAGGATCTAATCCCGACCGGCGAGGGCAAGGTTGACAGCGCGATGGTCCAGAAACAACGGCTTAGGGTTGATACCCGCAAGTGGTTGTTGTCCAAGCTGGCACCCAAGAAGTACGGCGACAAGCTTGAGTTGAGCGGTGACGAGCAGGCTCCCGTTTCAATCCAAAGGATTGAGCGTGTCATCGTTAAAAAATAAAACGCTGGAAATCCAGACGCCTGAGTGGGCTTTGCCCCTGTTTGAACCCTGCCGGTACAAGGCCGCGTTTGGTGGTCGAGGCTCAGGCAAGTCGCATATGTTCGCTGAGATGCTGATTGAAGAGCACATCATGAACCCGAATCAGAGTTCGGTTTGCGTTCGTGAGATCCAAAAATCCCTGAACCAATCCGTTAAACGGCTGCTCGAACTGAAGATTGAGGAGCTTAACGCGGGTGAGTTCTTTGAGGTTCAAGACGCGGTCATCAAATCTAGGCGCGGATCCGGGCGAATAATCTTCCAAGGTATGCAAAATCACACCGCAGACTCCATAAAATCGCTTGAGGGCTACGACAGGGCTTGGGTAGAGGAGGCTCAAAATTTTTCTGAAACCTCGCTCAGCTTACTTCGACCCACGATCAGAAAGCCCGGCAGCGAACTCTGGTTCACTTGGAACCCCAGAAACGAAAACGACCCGGTCAACTGGTTGTTGCGTGGTGACAATCCGCCGCCTCAATCTGTCGTTATTGAGGTCAACTTTCAAGACAACCCTTGGTTCCCCGATGTCCTGAAGGACGAGATGGAATACGACATGCGCCGGGATCCTGACAAATTCCAGCACGTCTGGAAGGGTGCCTACCTGCAAAACAGCCAGAGCCGGGTGTTTAGGAATTGGTGCATTGAGGAGTTTGATGCACCACCTGATGCGATCCACAGGCTTGGCGCGGACTGGGGCTTCGCAGTTGACCCAACCGTATTGGTGCGGTGCCATATCGAGGGCAGAAAGCTCTACGTCGATTTTGAGGCGTATATGGTTGGGTGTGAGATCACTGACACGCCTGACCTGTTCATGCAGATCCCTGAATCCGAGAAGTGGCCCATCGTGGCTGACTCGGCTAGACCTGAGACGATTAGCCACATGCGGAGAAATGGGTTTCCTAAGATCATGTCAGCGGTGAAGGGTCCGAAGTCGGTCGAGGAGGGCATCGAGTGGCTGAAGTCATTCGATATCGTGGTTCACCCAAGGTGTGTTCACACAATCGACGAGCTTATGCTGTACAGCTACAAGACCGACCCATCAACCAATCAGGTGCTGCCGATTCTTGAGGACAAGAAGAATCATGTGATCGATGCGCTAAGATACGCTTGCGAGGCTATTAGGCGAGCCAATCCGGTCACGCCAGCCCAAGATTTTGTGCCATTGCCAACCGCTAATCGCTGGTAGATAATGGTCTTGACAACCGAGGACTTATCATGGCTCGAATGACAACCGATCAGCGGCTATCCAACGTACACGCTGACGCACTCAAATCTTTTAACACCATCCAGTCTGCCCTGCGCGACGAGCGTTTGCAGTGCTTGCAGGACCGCCGGTTTTATTCAATCAACGGTGCCCAGTGGGAAGGCCCATTGAGCAGCCAGTTTGAAAACAAGCCTAAGCTTGAGGTCAACAAGATTGCGTTGAGTGTCATTCGGATCATCAACGAGTACCGCAACAACCGGGTCACCGTTGACTTCACAAGCAAGGACGGTCAGCCGAATGATAAGTTGGCTGAGGTCTGTGATGGCCTATACCGGGCGGATGAGAAGGACTCAACCGCTAACGAAGCTTACGACAATGCATTCGAGGAGGCCGTGGGTGGTGGCTTTGGTGCTTGGCGTTTGCGAGCCTGTTACGAGGACGAGGAGAACGACGAAGACGACCGGCAGCGGATCCGCATGGAGCCGATATACGATGCCGACACCTCAGTATTCTTTGACCTGAACGCCAAGCGCCAAGACAAGGCTGACGCCACGGAATGTTTCGTGATCAGCGCGATGACGTATGAATCATACATCGAGACCTATGGTGATGACCCGGCAAGCTGGCCTAAGACGGTTCACCAATCAGAGTTCGACTGGCTAACTCCTGACGTTGTTTACGTTGCCGAGTATTACAAGGTCGAGACGATCAGCGAGACGGTCAGAATCTTTGAGACGCTAGACGGATCCGAAGAGCGGTACACCACCTACGACTTCAAAGAGGACGAGCAGCTAGAAGAAATGCTCGCAGCAGTTGGAACCCGCGAGATTCGACAGAAGCGGGTCAAGAAGAAAAAGGTTCACAAGTACGTCATGAGCGGCGCTAAGATCCTTGAGGACTGCGGCTACATTGCTGGTAAGTGCATCCCAATCATCCCGACCTTTGGAAAGAGATGGTACATCGACAACGTCGAAAGATGTATGGGACACGTTCGTTTGGCTAAGGACGCACAGAGGCTGAAGAACATGCAGCTATCCAAGCTCGCAGAGATCTCAGCACTTTCAAGCATTGAAAAACCAATTCTGCTACCCGAACAGGTCGCCGGTCATCAGGTGATGTGGTCAGAAGATAACTTGGTTGACTACCCCTACCTTCTGGTAAACCCAATCACTGACGCGAATGGTCAGCAGGCGATTGCCGGTCCCGTTGGATACACGAAGCCACCCGCTATTCCGCCGACACTGGCTGCGCTACTGCAAGTTACTGAGCAGGATATGATGGAAATCATGGGCAACCAGACTCAGGGCGACGAGATGGCGTCAAACCTTAGTGGTAAGGCCGTAGAGCTGATCCAGACGCGTTTAGACATGCAGACGTTTATTTATATGTCCAACTTTTCCAAGGCCATGCGGCGCTGTGGTCAAGTTTGGCTGAGTATGGCAAAAGAATTGTACGTCGAAGAGGACCGCCGAATGAAGGTCATCGATGTGACCGATACGGTTGACTCGATCACCCTGATGACCCCAGCGATCAGTGAAATTGGCGAGGTGATCACTGAGAACGATCTTACTAAGGCAAGCTTTGACGTTGACGTTGACGTTGGTCCGTCATCATCTAGCAAGCGCAGCGCGACAGTTAGGGCTTTGACCGGGATGATGCAGATCACTGGCGACCCTGAGATGCAGTCAGTTCTAGGCTCGATGGCGATGATGAATATGGAGGGAGAAGGTATCAGTGAGGTTCGTGACTTCTTCCGTCAGAAGCTGATCAGAATGGGCGTTGTACAGCCCACAGAGGCCGAGGCAGAGGAAATGATGGCGGCGATGCAGAATCAGCAGCCAGATCCAAACGCGGTGTTCCTACAAGCTGCGGCTGAAGAGGCCACGGCTAAGGCGGCTAAGGCCCGGGCGGACGTTGTGAAGACTATTGCAGATGCTGAGTTACAGCAGGCCAGAGTCCTAGAAACCGGCGCTAGCACTGAGCTTGAGCAGGCGCGAACGATGGAAACCCTAGCCGGTATTGAGCAGTCCAACGTCCGGGTTGAGAACGAGACTGAAGAGAAGTCCGTCAGAAGCGCCCGGCTGCTGCAAGACATGATCCGAGACATGCGCTGATGGCCCAAGACCCGCGAGAACGGTTTTTAAGACCGATAATGCAGGCGGTTGACCGAGGCATTTACGATGTCATAGATTCTGCGGGTAATATGGTTGGAATCAGGGGTGAAGAGCGTCAAGATATTGGCGAGGTTGCAAAGAACTTTATAAACCGTCAGGTCGATGAGGGCATAATTGATGCTCGCGAGCGGGTTGAGGACGGACGCTACGGTGACTACTTCAATGCAATCAATCACGGATTGCTGTCATACAGGTACGGAGACTCACCAATGATGCGTGGTCTGTTGCAGGGCAAAGAATACTTGCAACAGGGCCAAGAGTTTTTGTCTGGCAGAGACCCAAGAACGCAGTATATAGACCGCATGAACAACGAGGTTGGCTTTGCCCTACGAGAGCAAGGAATGACCGAAGAAGAAGCTTTAGAGGCCATGTTGGGCGTGATTTATGAGACTCAAGCTGCAATGCGCGAGGGTGGTCCAGAGTCATTGGTACCGGGCCGTCACTTTTACTTGAATCCAGAGGATTACTAAATGGCTTCAATGCGCGAACTAGCGATGCAGATCTTGAGTTCGAGCGGTCTAACTGATCGCAGAACAGAAGACTACATAATGACGCCTTACGGACCAGTTCGGCGTGACGCTGCGCCTTCAATGACCGGATTGGGCGAAGCTGCTGCAACCATCGGCACAGCACTCCCGGCGTCAGTTCCTGCTGGATTGGCTGGCTTAGGTCAATTGGCAATGACCCGAGATCCTGCTCAGGCAGCTCAGGCAGTTCAAGACGTACAGCGCGCTATGACTTACATGCCGCAATCAGAGAAAGGCCAAGAATACGTCCAAAGGTTTGGTGAAACACTGTCACCGCTAACTGCCCCGGCAGAATACATGGGCCAGCAGGCAATGGACATCACAGGAAGCCCGCTGTACGCAACAGGCGTTGAAATGATCGGTGACCCGTTAAACTTGCTAGGTTTAAAGGGATTGGGCGCGATGGCCCCGTTAATAGGCAGAGCTGGGCGTAAAGGTTCATCAACTGCTGATGTAGCGGAAAAGCCAACCTCTTTGATGTCAGGCGATGAGGTGTTCGAGGGAACCGGCATTGTTGAAACAGCACAACCTGTCAACTTTGAAATGCCATCAACTCCCGGCGTTCAGGTTCAACAAGAAGCGATGTTGGGGGCGCAATTACCCGGCAGTTCGGCCCCCATACGATTCGATGAAACGATCCGAGAGCAGGAGCTTCAGAAGGTCAAAAATATTTCTGCGGCTAGGGGCAACAAAAAACCTAAAATTCAAGACTTAGTTGATTACTTTGAAGAAGATCATTTGGCTCGATATGGTCGGCAGTTAGATCCATACGATGAAACAGACTTTAGAACAGCGATAGACGCCGCAGCAGACGAGGTCGGTTACCAGCTAAAACAATCTGAAACAGGCGCTGGCTGGTATGACACGGACGTTAAAACAACTTTTGAGTCGATGGCAGAAATACCCGCGCTGAAGAGTATGCGTAACAACGAAACGGATCGAGTGATCTGGACCGCCATTGCAGCACCAACGTCAATCGGTAATAACGTAGACCTAAACACAAAAGCTGCAACAGCAGCGATGCTTCAATACAAAAAAACTGGTAAGATACCCACCTCTCCGCCAAAAGCTGGCGCAGTCACCGAAGGGTTGAAGGGAGCCGGTTGGGGCGCAAAGCAACAGTCAGTTGCTGCTGGTATGAAAGTAATCGACAGGCTGATCACAGATTTAGGTGAAGAAGGCTTTGCCGATTGGTGGTTGTCCCCTCACACTTTAGGAGAATTGACGGCAGTCAGAAAAGCTGCTGGTTTAAGTGGCGCCCCTTCAGGTTTAAGTGGCGGCAAGAACAGTATGCATTTAGGTGCAATGGTTCTCGGTGACAAGACCGGGAAATATTCGTTAAACCTAAACGGTTATGAGGGTCCGACAAAGGACGTTTGGTTTAGTCGAACCTACAACCGTCACTTTGGCAATATGAAAGACAACAAAGGGTTGCCGATGGGCGGCCCTAGAAGCGCAACAGAACGCCGTAGGATGGAAGAATTCACTACAGCGATGAAAGCCAAGCTTGAGGATACAGGCTTGTCTGAACAGGATATACAGGCTGTTCTGTGGTTCTATGAGCAGAACCTATTTACGGATCTTGGTGTGGTATCAAGACCCGGATCATTTTCAAAAGGTATGGAGAAGGTTAATGAGCAACTCGGAGTACGACCAGCAGTTCGCCGAAGCGATGGCATTGAAACTTCGGCTGAACCGGGAGCAACGCTCAGCGGGTTCAGAGCAATTAGCCCCAGTCAGAGATCCGTCCGCGCCCAGAGGAGACTTGAGGCAAGAGATGGAATGGGATCCAAACGGACCGGAAACGGAGGAGGACGCTATTCGAGCGGAGGCCTTGCGCCGCTTGAAGGTGCGCCGGTTATTTCAGGAGCGACCGGACCCGACCCAAGGCTAGTCTCAGTCGCAGAAAAATATGCAGAGGCAGCCGGGATCCCCCTCTCCAGACAACCGGAATACTACAAAGTAAACAGGGAGCGTTCAGAAAGGATTGCTCAAGCATACGAAGATATGCCGCATGACCCAACCAACCCGAAAGTCAAAGCCGCTTACGAAGATTTGATTCGGCAAACGAATTATCAATATCAGGCGTTGGCAGATGACGGTTATGAATTTTCGTTTTTTGATTCAAACAGCGACCCGTATGACGGGAATCCATTAAATGCTATGCGCGATTTGCGAGAAAATAAGCGCATGGCTGTTTATGGCACTTATGATGGATATGGAACGAAAGGCATCACAGGCGCAGCGATTGCTAAGAATCCAATGCTAAAAGATACCGGGCTACGCTGGAAGGATCAGGATGGCGTAGAGCAAGTGGTTACCGCTAACGACTTGTTTAGGGCTGTTCATGACGCTTTCGGTCATGGTTTAGAAGGGGCTGGCTTTAGGGCTAGAGGAGAAGAGAACGCTTGGCAGGCTCACGCTAGGTTGTTTACAGGCGATGCTTTAAAAGCTTTGACGACAGAAACTAGGGGTCAAAATAGCTGGCTGAACTACGGTCCTTATGGAGACAAAAACAGGACAGCCAAGCTAGAGGGTACGGTTTTCGCAGAACAAAAAACCGGGTTAATGCCAGACTGGACCTCACAAGAAGGCCGTTAAAGGTTTAGGTTAAGGGGCCGAAGCCCCGTTGTGTGATTAGGCGCTCTTTGATAAACGATATCCTTGGACAAAATCAGCAACGCTGCCGTCAAAAAACGTGTCAAATTTATCGGTGAAACCAACGCGATTTTGAGCAATAAGGCGGGTGCCTTCAACTGTGTAACGGTACTCAGTGTCGCCGTGGATTTCGTGCGAAGCGGTCATCTCAGCTCTAATGTTCGACCGAATAAAAGCGTTGATGTTTAAAATTGTTGAAGTGCCATAAAAGTATTCCGCCGCACCTTCAGGGTAGCCGTCATGGTGAATGTAAGCCGTATGAGTGCCTGACCATTCGCTGATGAATTGATAAGTTGCTCGTGTTGCCATTGGTATATCTCCTTGCTGGTTAAGTGCCGCCGAACCCCGACGACAAAGAGAGTATCTCATCTTACTGGTAAGATAACAACCCCCTTAATGTAAAAAAGTTGAAATAATTTGCACAAGGGTGATAATTGGTCTACGGCAACCGCCCAGCCGAGAACTTGGGTGAGTTAACAGGGATCAAACAAAATGGCAGAAGTCGAGGAGATATACGAAGAAGAGCAGGACGTTGAAGAGGAGCTTGAGATTGAGGACGCAGCCATCGATGAAGTCGATGAGGGCGAGCCTGAAGAAGAAGCTGAATCAGAAGAGCCTGACGAAATAGTCGTATCCATTGACGGTGAGGAACCGCCGCCTCAAGAAGAGCAAGCCGCACCCGAATGGGTCCGAGAGCTTAGACGCGAACACAGGGAGTTGAAGAAACGTAATCGAGAATTAGAGAGCCGGGTAAACCAGTCAACTGAGACCAATCCAGTTGTTAACTTGGGACCGAAGCCGAATCTTGAAGCTTTAGATTACGACACCGAGAAATACGAGCAGTCGCTGGCTGACTGGTACGAGCGTAAGAAACTCGTCGATGAGCAGCAGAGCCAAGCCCGCCGCGCCGAAGAGGAGCAGCAACAGGCTTGGAACGCGAAGCTGGAGGGTTACGTTGAGGCCAAGACCAAGTTAAAGGTCAGGGACTATGACGATGCTGAGGAAGTCGCGCAGCAGATGTTTAACGTAGTTCAACAGGGCGTTGTAATTCAAGGTGCTGAGAACCCTGCGCTAGTGATTTACGCTTTGGGTAAGAACCCCAAGAAGGCTAAAGAGCTTGCTGCAATAGACGATCCCGTAAAGTTTGCCTTTGCGGTGGCAAAATTGGAGAGTAATTTGAAGATTGGAAATCGCAAGGCTGCAACACAGCCCGAGAGAACGGTATCGGCAACGGCACCATCGAGCGGAGCTGTGGACTCAACCCTAGAACGGCTGCGAGAAGAAGCGGCGCGGACAGGTAACATGGATAAGGTCATGGCCTATAAGCGCGCGCAGAAACGAGCGGCGAAATAAATTAAAAGGAGCCAATCATGGCTAATTCGTTTAGTAAAGAAGAGCGCGTAGCGTTCGAAAACATCTTGGAAGGTTTCCACGATGCCTTAGTGTTAAGCAGAAACGTCGGTATTTACACCACCGATCAGGTAATGATGGAGCGCACCAATGACGTTATCTGGCGCCCTCAGCCTTACATCGGCACCTCTATCGATGCCGCTCCCGGTGTAGATATTGCTGCTGACTACCAAAACTTCACTCAGTTGTCAGTGCCTTCTACCATTGGCTTCAGCAAAGCAGTACCGTTCACAATGAACGCTCTGGAATTGCGCGATGCCTTGCAAGAAGACCGACTCGGTGCGGCTGCTAAGAACAAGCTTGCCTCTGACATCAACGTAGCAATTATGAATGTTGCTGCTTTGCAGGGCACGTTGGTTGTTAAGCGGACTGCTGCTGCCTCTGGCTATGATGACGTTGCACAAGCTGACGCGATCATGAACGAGCAGGGTGTGCCCGACTACGAGCGGACTTTGGCTTTGTCTAGCCGTGACTACAACGGTATGGCAAACGATCTGTCTAAGGCTTCACGATCTTTCGGCAACGAAAAGTCTGACTCAGCCTATGAGCGCAGCCGTGTTGGCATGGTAGCTGGCTTTGATACGTTAAAGCTTGACTACGCTAACCGAATCACTGCTGCTGCTGGCGGTGGTGCGATCACTATCGACACGCAAAATGCTGCTACGAACTACCTCGTTCCTGCTGCAACTAGCAACGCGGTTGGTGGTCAGATCAACGTTGACAACCGATACCAGACTGTAACTGTCTCTAGCACTACTAACGTAGCCGCTGGTGACGCGTTCACAATCGCTGGGGTTGAAGCCGTTCATCACATCACTAAGCAGAGTACTGGTCAGCTCAAGACGTTCCGAGTTATCTCGGTAACCAACGGCACGACTATGGTGATCTCACCCGGGATCATCTCAAACCAAGTAGCATCTGATGCCTCGGCTCAGTACCAAAACTGTATCGTTACCCCAGCGGCTGCTGCGGCAATCGTGTTCTTGAACACGACCACTGCCTACGCAAACCCGTTCTGGCAGCGTGACGCTTTGGAACTGCTCCCCGGACGGTACGCTGTACCCTCTGACGCAGGCACTGCGGTAATGCGCGGAACCACTGATAACGGCATTGAGCTGGTTATGCAGAAGTTCTACGACATCAACACGATGACCACCAAGTATCGGTGCGACACGTTGTTCGGTGTAGTGAACAAGCAGCCAGAAATGTCTGGAATCATGTTGTTCGGACAGGTGTAAAAAATGGCGGGGGGCTTCGGCCCCTCGTTTCTTTTTAGGAGCGTGATATGCCGTTGAAAAAGGGTTATTCTAAGGGCACCATCTCAAAGAACATTAAGACCGAGATGAAGTCAGGCAGGCCGCAGAAGCAGGCCATTGCCATTGCACTGAGCACCGCTCGGACCGCTAAGAAGAAGGCAAAGAAGAAATAATGTTTGAACCTAAACTGGTATACAAGTCCCCCGGCGATCAGCATGGACCGGAAGGCAAAACATATTCATGGGTTGGCGTCAAGACTCAAGAGGAGTTGGACGGCAAGCTCGCAGACGGTTGGCACCTAACACTAGGTGAGGCCATTGCACCCAAGGAAAAGCAGCCAGAGATCCCGGCAGATGACTCAGCACCTACCCGCTCAGAGCTTGAAGAGAAGGCCGGTCAGTTGGGCTTAAAGTTTGACGGAAGAACCTCAGACAGTAAGCTGGGCCAAAGAATCATTGACGCACTAGGACAACAAGATGGGATGGACGAAACGTCAGTACATTGAGCAAGCCTTCGAAGAGGTTGGTTTAGCAGCATACGTCTTTGACTTGACCCCAGAGCAGCTCCAGAGCGCGCTCAGAAAGCTTGACGCCATGATGGCTGAGTGGAACGCCAAGGGTTTACGACTTGGCTATCCTTTGCCGTCATCACCTCAGGACAGCAGGCTCGATGAGCAGACCTACGTCCCAGATCTGGCGAATGAGGCCATTTACACCAATCTAGGTATTCGGATCGCACCGTCATTTGGCAAGGGCATTATGCCTGACACCAAGGGCATCGCTAAGATGGCGTATAATACGGTCGTTCAGGCGTTTGCGGGACCGATTCCACAGCAGTTGCCACGGACTATGCCTTTGGGCGCAGGCAACAAGCCTTGGCGACGATATGACGATCCGTTTGTACCACAACCCGTTGACCCTGTACTTGCAGGCGATGACGGCGTATTGATTTACAACTAGGAGGCTAAGATGCCCACGATTAACCAACTGCCAACGATTACGACCCTATCCGGTGGTGATCAGTTACCAGTTTACGCGACAAGCAACGGTGACGCTCGCAAGGCTTCCATTACGACTCTGGTTGATTACTTTCAGAAGACCTTTGCCGACCCAAATTACACGGTAGTAATTAATGCGCCGACCAACTCGGGCTTTAACATTGCGCTGGCTGCGTCATCTCAATCGATCTGGCTAATCATGAACCCAACTGGCACGTTTGCTGCGGGTTCGGTGACACTGCCTCCGGTAGCTGACTGCTACGATGGTCAAGAGATCATCATCATATCAACCCAAACCATTAGCGCGCTGACGATCAACGGCAATGGCGGGACGTTGGTGGGTGTTCCTGCCTCCTTGGGGGCGGGTAGCTCATTCACGATTCGGTTCAATGAACTACAGTCAACGTGGTACACCATCGTAAACAGCCTGCAAATTGCTGGTATCGACATTGTAACGACCACAGCCGTTCAAACCCTTACCAACAAGACGATGAGCTTTGGCAACAACACCTTCTCAGCTACTTCGTTGCAGTTATTTAACGCGCTCTCAGACAAGACTGGTTCTGGTCTGGCGGTGTTTAACACTAGCCCTACATTGGTCACTCCGCTTCTTGGAACGCCCACCTCGGGCACCCTGACGAACTGTACGGGCCTACCAACGACCGGACTAAGTGGACTGGGCGTAGGAGTTGCAACATTCTTGGCAACCCCAAGCAGCGCGAACTTAGCGACTGCGCTCACAGACGAAACTGGGACTGGTTCGGCGGTATTTAACACAAACCCAACCATCGACGGGGCTAACTTCACTGGACACGCTCAGACGGCCCCAGTGGCTGGCTCAAGCACTGGTGGGGTCTTGACCTTAGACATGACCGAGAGCAACGTGTTCACCAGCACGTTAACTGAGAACGTAACAACGCTAACTTTGAATAACCCGGCTCAGGGTCAGACCGTGAATATTCTGTTCACTCAGGACGCAACCGGCAGTCGAACGATGGCGTGGCCTGCGAGCTTTAAGTGGCCCGGCGGTACGGCATCGGTCCTGTCAACTAACTCAAACGCAGTTGATTTGCTAGTCATCACCTACATAGGGACGGACTGGTACGCTTCGATGATCAAGGATCTTTCATGAGTTTTGCTGCTCGCACAGCATCTGGTACTGCATCCTCTGGTGCGTTGGCCGCGTATCTAAAGAATAACAACTACTCGGCGCTTGCAGTTTCGCCATTTACGGCGACAGCTAATTTTCGCGCTAACGCCAGCGGAAGCATACTTGTGACTGCAACGGTTGGCGGTGAAACGTACACTTGGCTTATTGGAGGTGGCACTAGCTCAAATTACTCAATACGTTTGACGGTAGCCAGTGGCACTGGGCCAAATGAAAGCGGATCAGCTTTGGTCGGGACATGGTTGCCTCTGAGTGTTGATTATTATTGGGGTCTTGAGCGGACGGCGGTAGGAAATACAAACGGCACATACACTATTGAAATTGCAGAGACAGCGGTTCTCTCAAATATTTTGGCGTCTGCATCCATCTTCATGAGCGTAACCGCAGGATTGTAAAATGGTTACACCGGCAAAGGGTAAGGCAAAGGTCAAGGTAACCGCAGCAGGCAAGAAGGTCAGCTACGGTCAGGCCGGTCAGGCCAGCGGTGGCGGGGCTAGAGTTAAGCCCGGGACTAAGAAGGGTGACGCATACTGCGCTAGATCTGCCGGTCAGATGAAGAAGAACCCGAAGGCGGCTGCAAACCCAAACTCACCGCTGAGATTATCTCGGCAGCGTTGGAAGTGCTCAGGCACCAAGTCAAGGAGATCGTAATGGCTAGTAAAGGATTGTACGCAAACATCGCGGCGAAGAAGAAAAGAATCGCGGCAGGTTCAGGTGAGAAGATGCGGAAGCCCGGCGCTAAAGGCGCTCCATCTTCTAAGGCATTTAAGCAGGCAGCTAAGACCGCGAAGAAAAAGTAATGTGGCCCAAGCAGAAAGTAATTAAGCGAAAGCCTAAGCCTAAACCTAAACCCGGCTACTGAGTTGAAAAAATGCAGATACCAATCCTTAACGGTATTTTTACTGATGACACTCAGGCAGAGATCCGCACAAGTTATCCTAGAAACTTAATTCCTGTACCTAAGCAGTCAGGGATCAGCAACGGCTATCTGCGCCCCGCTGACGGTCTGGTGAAGAACGGTGAGGGTCCGGGCGTTAATCGCGGTGGAATCGAACGAGACGGCGTCTGCTACCGGGTTATGGGCACCAAGCTCTGCTCTATCGCTGCTGACGGAGCTGTTACGGTCTTAGGTGACGTAGGTGGTACTGATGATAATCTGGTCACGATGACCTACTCGTTTGACCTTTTAGCAATCGCCAGCGGTCAAAAGCTTTTTTATTGGAACGGCACCACGGTTGATCAGGTAACCGATCCAGATCTGGGTCCGGTTCTCGATGTCGTTTGGGTTGACGGCTACTTCATGACCACGGACGGTGAATTCTTAGTGGTCACTGAGCTTCTGGACCCGTTTGCTGTCAATCCTCTGAAGTACGGATCATCTGAAATTGATCCTGACCCCGTGGTGGCTTTGGTTAAGCTTAGAAACGAGATATACGCGCTCAACCGGCACACCATTGAGGTGTTTGATAACGTGGGCGGCAATCTGTTCCCATTCCAAAGGGTTGAGGGCGCTCAGATTCAGAAGGGCGTCATAGGCACTCAGGCGTGTTGTGTTTTTGTTGAGACAATTGCGTTTTTGGGCAGCGGTAGGAACGAAAGCCCGGGTATCTTCATGGGCGTTAACGCTCAGGCCAACAAAATATCCACCAAAGAAATTGACGAGGTCTTGACCGACTACACCGAGGTCCAGTTATCTACGGTGAAGCTTGAGGCCCGAAACGACCGAAACCATCAGCACCTATACGTTCATCTTCCAGATCAGACTATTGTGTTCGACCTGACGGCTACGCAGGCGACAAATACTCCCGTCTGGTTTGTACTGTCCAGCTCAACGGTTGGATTGGCGCGGTATAAGGCCCGGGACATTGTTTGGTGCTATAACAAGTGGCTCATTGGTGACCCAACGTCATCGACGATAGGTTACTTCGAGAACACCATCGGATCGCATTATGACGAGAAGGTTAGCTGGGAGTTCAGCACGAACATTGTTTACAACGAGGGTCGGGGCGCGATATTCCACGAACTAGAGCTGGTTGCATTGACCGGGCGGGTTGCGTTTGGGACTAATCCTGTGATCACGACAAGCTACTCTGTTGACGGTGAGAATTGGTCACAATCGAGATCAATCAAGGTTGGTACTCAGGGCAACCGAAACAAGCGTCTGGTTTGGTTTCAACAGGGGTCAATGATTAACTGGCGCATACAACGCTTCAGGGGCGAGTCTGACGCTCACATATCATTTGCACGACTAGAGGCTCAGGTAGAGCCGTTGGCCTACTAAGATGGCTAGAAAGTCAAGACTAGGACTAACCCGGGATCAGTTAGCGGTTTTCCTGAAGGATCACGAGCAGATCATCCAGTTTGAAAAGCTGTTTGACACTGTGGACGCTGGCAGCAGCGATAACACGATTGTTGACGTTGAGATCATCGCTCAGTTGGCCTCCAACACCGCGAATCAGGCGGTAGACACTAATCACCTCAAGACCGACTACATCGACTTTAATCCTTCCGCACCACACGCGGACAAAGATGCTCGCGTGGTTTGGAATGCGTTTGATGACACTCTAAACCTCCATCATTCTGGTGGTGTAGTCCAGCAGGTAGGCCAAGAGACCTATATCTACGGACGCAACAACACAGGATCCACGATTACCAACGGATCAACGATTGGGTTTGCTGGGGTAAACGGGCAGAACAGGCTTGAGTTTCTGGACTACATTGCAGACGGGACGTATCGGTCTGAATACTTTTTTGGGGTGGCTACTCAGGACATTTTAAATGGCGAGATAGGGTTCGTAACGACCTTCGGCAATGTTCGAGGCATTGACACTACCGGCAGCGCAGAGGGCGAGTCATGGGCTGAGGGTGACGAATTATACGCAAGCCCAACCACGGCTGGAGCCTTTACGAAGGTGAAGCCAACGGCCCCGAATATATCGATACCCGTTGCGATTGTGGTCGTTGTTAGCGCGACTGAGGGCGAGATATTCGTTAACCCAATTGTTGAGCAGCAGAAGTATTACGGTCAGTTTGCCCGGACCACTGATCAGGTTGCTGGGTCAATCAATACTGCGGTTTCAGTTGTATTCGACACGACAGAGGTCGCTAACGGAATAACTTTGGGGACGCCAGCATCCAGACTGGTCGCGGCTAATTCAGGGCTTTACAGCTTCGCGGTAAACTTTCAGGTGCTGTCAAACAGCGCAAGCTCAAAGAATGGTTGGTTCTGGTTCCGCAAGAATGGTGTTGACATAGCTGACTCATCAAACAGACTTACTCTATCGGCTAACAGCGAATACAGCATTTTGCATAAAACGGATTTTATTTCTTTAAACGCTAGTGACTACGTTGAGATTATGTTTGCCGTTGACGATACGAATTTATGGTTAGACGCTAGTGCGGCAACGGCTTTTGCTCCAGCAGCCCCTGCGGTCTTGGTCGCCGTCACTCAGGTACAACAGTAGGTTTATTATGGCTATTACAGTAACAAACATTATTTCAAGAAGGCTGGCAGAGACGGCGGCGACCATTCAGTACAATGCGACCGGCGTGACGACGATAATTGACAAGTTCACGGTTACAAACGTGGGCGCAAGCAATACCTTTATCACTGTCTACCTGCCCAACCCTAACTCTGCCGGTAATCCTTTGGCGTCTAATACGGTGATTAACGCTAGGACAATTGCGCCTCGGGAGACCTATTCCTGCCCAGAGTTGATTGGTCAGGTGATACCCGATGGCGGAGCGATTGTGACGCAGGCTGGAACCGCTAACTCTTTGGTCCTGAGCGCGACCGGCAGCGAGATAGCATAAGAATTGAATTAACGCAAATATGTGAGACAATGGGGTGAAAAGGATTGCTTGATGGAAGATGTTGACTGGTTAAGGCGTAATTTCGTTGAAGTGTTCTGCCTACCAGAAGAGGCCACGCAGTGGCTAATCGACCTTTACCGATCCATACAATTTTTTGATGACGTTGCCGATGGCGACAAGGTAGACAGAAAGGATTTAGACCACGTTCTATGGCACATGATGGTTGGACAATACTCCAACGCATTCTTTGCACAGAAGAGCGCGGCATTAGTACCGCTGCTGTCAAATGCTATTTTGAAGTGGCAGGCGTCTGACCACGTTGAGCGTGAGGGCGATGTAGATGCCAGATCGTTTATGTGGCGCGCTGGGTACTACGACATTATTTTAACGGTTGTACAGCTCTGTCA